GCGGCCTCCAAAGAGTTACCGCTACGACGACCCGGCTGAAGGAAGAAGGAATAACGACGATACGCCGCAACAACAAGGTTGGCATCGGTGGTAATAACAGGAGTCTCACCTATTTCTGAAAAGCCGGGCGATCCCATGTACTCAAACAGGATTCCCTGAGTGTGTCCTGCGAGAGTAGCTCGAGAGATAGCTCGGTGGATGGGGATTGTGCGCATCCGAGTGTCTCGGACCATAATGTTGACCTCTTCACCCGGGGTGATAAGGTACTTGGTGCGCTTGGTGATGATGAAATGACGACAGAAGAAAGAGGAGTGGAAGGGAGTCGATCCGGCGTCGGTGATCTCGAGCTTTTGATCCCACGGATTGGTGGGGTTATCGGGGTCGACGATAACTCCGGTCTTTTGAAGTCCAAGGTTGTACGCGTCGCGCGGGTTACCCGCAGCGGAGGACGGCATGTCTCGACGGGCTCGCCAGTTGTAGGCTGTGACGATAACGTCGTTGCCTCCACTGTTTCGGATAGTAATCTCCATATTTGCCGACACAAATCGCATCCGAGTGGTAGAGTTGGTGTCGACAAGGGGGTTGAGCGCAAAGTCCCACTCATCGGAGTTGGACTCACGGAAGAACTCGCGTAGGTCGGCACACTCGTCTGCGCCGGTGATGGTTCCATCCGACCCGTAGAGTTGGAGCGAGTGCGCTTGCGTCTGTCCTTCGACCGAAGTCCAGTTCGATACATACTGCCGTAAGACTTGTTGACGACCGTGTTGCGATAAGTGAACTTGACGAGTAACACGAGCAGCCCAACGACGATTGCGACGAAGCTTGAAACGGTTCGGGCGACGGCGGACATAATCAACCTTGAAATCCCGCTGCAGCGTCAAGGGATTGTTTGCCGTATTTGTACCCGCAAAGGAGCGGGTGTTCATGGATCTAAAACGAGAGGCGGTGCGGCGCGGCACCATAGAGCGTGTGAAACGCCGGGTGCCACGTGGCACTCCGCGTCGGCGTCGGGCACCGAAGCGCTTGAACTGGCGCCTAAACATGACCATGTTTGTTTGTTTTTTCGGAAAGAGGACACCCAGTGGACACACCGCAATGCCTGGCACCTAAAGAGAGAGAGAGGACCTTCGCGGCGGCCGAGAAGGTATAAGTACTGGGGGGGCACCCTGGCACTGAGGGCCATCTAGTAATATTAAAGATGGCCCAGTGCCACCCTCGCGCACTCGACATGGCACGCAACCGCGACACCCCCCGTGGGAGTCACTTCCGTGCCCACGCCAAGAACTTCTTCGTCACCTATTCGAACATCAAACTACAAAACCCCGACGCTACCTTCGGCAAGCAAGAGCTCTTCGACTTCCTGGTCGCCTTCGAAGGCGTAGAACGACTACTGGTTGCCGAGGAACTACACCAGGACGGCAACACCCACTTCCACTGCTACGTTGGCTTCGAGAAGCGCATCTCCTTCCGCAACCCGGACAAGTTCGACTTCGACGGATGCCACCCGAACATCCAAGCCGCGCGCTCCGTGCACCGAGTGGTCGCCTACTGCACCAAGGACGGCAACTATCTCGCGAAGAACGTCGACGTCAAAATCAAATCGGATATTGGCTCGACCTTGCAAAAGTGCATCGACGAGGCCATGGAACCAAAAGAGTTCGTACAAGTTTTCCTCGAAGAAGGACTCGCCGGTCACCTCATCCGTTCCTACACCAACATTCGGGCTATCATCCAGAACGTCTCCGACCACAACGCCGCCTGCGACCCCGTACGCGACTTCCCTGACGATTTCCGCATCTACGGTTCACTCGCCGTTCGACTCGAGGACTGGGTCGCCGCGCTGCCAACTGTGGTTCCCGGAGAACGCGGGCCAGCCATGCGATCGCTGTGGCTTACCGGTCCTAGCCGTCTTGGAAAGAGCCAGCTGGCTCGATCGCTCGGAAGACACTGGTATATGCAAGGGATGTGGATGGTCGACCTTATTGACGACCGTACTGCCCTCTACGGAGTTTTGGACGACATCTCGTGGGACTCACTCAAGTTGTCCTACAAGTCAATCCTCGGAATGCAGAAGGACGTCGTACTCACCGACAAGTACCGCCACAAACGCAAGTTCACCCTCGGTCGACCCGTCATCGTCATCACAAACGAACGACCTATCTTCTCTGCTGAGGAACAAGAGTGGTTGGATGCTAACGTTGAGTTCATCCACGTTACAACTAAACTATATGAATAAAATGTTCTAAGGGCCCCCCCAACCCCCCAAGGGGGGCTCTGACCTATATAAAGAGTATGGTGATAGTGACCTAACCTAAACCTAAACCTAAACCTAAACCTAAAACCTAAACCTAACCTAACCTAACCTAAACCTAACCTAACCTAACCTAAACCTAAAACCTAATCAGGGGTGCTTGGTCTCACCTAAAACCTAATCAGGGGTGCTTGGTCTCACCTAATGCTAGGAAGCGTAAACGGGTAACGTTTATTTGATCTTAAGGATCAGCGGCCTCCAAAGAGTTACCGCTACGACGACCCGGCTGAAGGAAGAAGGAATAACGACGATACGCCGCAACAACAAGGTTGGCATCGGTGGTAATAACAGGAGTCTCACCTATTTCTGAAA